TCAACCGGTCCGCGTCGTGAAAAGCTGCTGCTCCACACCACCACGGCAGGCCGCATAAAGGAAGGCCCGTACAAGACGAAGATAGAGCAGGTGGAAGCATCGCTGCTGGGCGAGATGCAGTACCCCCTCGGCCAGCGCATCCGCACCTCCGACGACTACTGGTGCGCCTTCCTGCTCCAGCTCGACAAGTGGGAACTGACCGACGACCTGACGAAGCTCGACGACCCCGAACTCTTCAAGAAGGTGAACCGCTCGATAGGCACCACCGTCCAGCCCACCTACTACCGCGAGCGACTGCACGAAGCCGCCACCGGCACCGAGGACACCAAGCAGGAGGTGCTGACGAAGGACTTTAATATGTGGCAGCAGGCTCACATCGCTGAATGGATAAAGCCCAACGTAATCAAGCCACTACAGAACGACAAGACCATCGACGCCTACACGGGGGCCGGTGGTTGGGTCATCTTCACTGGCTTAGACTTCAGCCAGGGCGACGACCTCCACACGGCGGGCTATCTGGCCGCGAGGAAACACCACTCAGGGCATGGGTACGAACTGTTTGCCGACTTCGATGCGTGGATCAAGCAGGACGTGCTCGAACGGTCAAGCATCCGACCGCTCTATGAGGAATGGATTGCGAAGGGATGGCTTCATGTCAGCCCTGGTGCCGTGTTCCAGCCGTCGCTGTTTGTCACGCGATTCGATGAGCTGCTGAACAAGGGCTGTCAGTTCCAGTACTTCGGCTATGATCCCTACCAGTCGAAGGACCCGATTAATACGCTGAAAGCCTACCTTCAGGAGAAGGGCGTGGCACAGCCCGACAAGTATGTTATCGCCGTGAGTCAGCGTAATGCGTGGTTTAATGCCCCGACGGACGACCTCGCCCGCGCCATCAAGTCGCCCATTCCCTACATCACCTTCAGCGCGAACCCCATGTGGCCGTGGCTCTTCGGCAACTGCGTGCTCTCGATAGACGGCAAGGGCGGCGCGAGTGCGGATATGGACCTTGGCAACAAGAAGCCCGTGAAGCGCAATCCCGGCTCGGACAGTTGCAAGGTCGATCCCATCCAGTGCATCTGCGTCGGCCTTGGCCTGATGACGGAGTATGAGAGTAAGAATCATTAAAGGAAATTAGAGGAAATCAAAGGGGAATTTCCTCTAACTTCTTTCCAATATTGAAAGAATTGACAAGAATTTGAAAGAATAAGGAACTATGAAAGTAATTATCGATGTACCTGACAACTTTTTCGAGATTGCCAGAGGCATATTGTTGGGCGCGGCCATCAGCGAGGAGATGGAGAATGACGTGAACGAGGCGATGCGCAAGATTTACACCGCCGAAGAACCATTACAAGTAAAAATGGAACGTCTGATGACCGGCGATACCGAAGCCCGACAAGCCTACTCGCAGATAATGAGTGCCATAACAACGATGGCACTCGGTGAATATGCTGTCATGTCAAACGACGACAAAAAATCTACCACCAGCAATCTGACCGCTCGCCTCGAATCTCTACAACGTCAGGTCGAAGAACTGAAATGAAAAATACAGGAGGAAAAGACATGAACGACAAAATCAAAATCATGATGGGCGGGCAAGTAGTGGGATTATCCGATAAACCCATCCACATCACTCCAGCGAATCAAACGAAAGCCGAGCCCGTGATTAAACCCTTTGGCACATCCAAAGCGTGGGAAATATCAGCTCAGGCGATGATTCAGGAACCGGGCGACATATTGCGCGACATACTGAACGAGAAGAAGAAGTTCGACGTGATCATTAGGCAGGTGGTCGGCATACTTCCTCGCAAGATGAAGAAGGCCCTGAACTCCAATCGCATGACCAAGTGGAAGCGCAAGGTGGCAGCGTACATCAGTCTTCATCATACGCACCTTCACGATGTCGCTATTGAAATTATAAAAGAGAAACCCACAATATGGGAGGCTCGCCACCGACTACTACCAGAAAAAGAAAGCAGAATGCCAACAAAAATTTGATGAACTATGAGCAATCCTGAGAAAAACTACAAGGGCTGTGGGGTGGTGATCCTCGCACTCTTTATTTTGAGCGTGGCCACCAACGTGTGGCTGATTAAGCGCGGACAGATTGAGCCTGAGCCGCAAGTGATAATCGAACACGACACGCTGTGGCGCGACACTACCATCAACAAGCCCGTGGCAGTGGACTCGACGAAGACGGGGGAGATTGTGTATATCCGCATCCCCTACCCCGTGCCCTCCGGCTGCCAGGGGACAGGGACATGGCAGGACTCTGCCACGTACCAGTCCCCTGGCATCCCCAACCATCCTGATTCAATCGAGGTGCCGATACCTATCGAACAGAAGCTATACGAAGATTCGCTCTACACGGCGTGGGTGTCGGGGTTCAGGCCGGCACTCGATTCAATACGATTGCATCAGCCCGAGGTGGTGACAACAATCACCGAGACTATCGTGAAAAAAGCACCCCGACTGAGCGTCGGCCTATCAGTAGGCCCAGGTGTATCAATCGACAAGGATCACCACATGGGGATTTATGTCGGCTTTACGGCGCAGTATAGGCTATGGCCCAACTGACACCACCCTCCCTTGTCATGTCGAGCGTAGTCGAGACATCTCATGAATGCGCCCTGGGGCGCAAGCGGCAAGCCGCAAAGATTCCTCGACTACGCTCGGAATGACAGAAAGGAGGGTAAACCTGAGACACGAAAAATAGCTATAAGTGAACGTTAAACCCAATAAAAACGATAAAAAATGAAGAAATTAATCAATTTCGCAGTCTGCTGCCTGTGGATTCTCGGAACCATCGGCGGCATCGGTTATGCCCTCTACGAAGGCGCATACCCCATCGCAGCAGGTGTGGCTGCGCTCAGCGTGATGTCATTGCCAACAGTAAAGAAACACTTTAAGGAGTTAACAGAGTGATGGATATATCGTTGGACACAATTATCAACGGTCTTGCGTGGCTCTTCGGCGGCAGCGGACTTGGTTGGTTTATCACATGGCGGTGGCAAAAAGCTAAAGCCAAAGCCGAGGCTAAACAGGCCGAAGCGGAAGCCAAACAAAAAGAGACTGACGCCAAGAGCGCCGAGATTGACATGGCTCAGAAGGTGCAGGACACCTATCAGCAGATGCTCGAAGACAAGCAGAAGGAAGTAGAAGACAATCATCGGTACATCGCCGAACTGAAAGCCGATCGCGACCACTACCGCCAGATAGTGAGCGAGATGACAAAGTGGAAAGAGAAAACCGATGAAGAAGTGCGCGAGTTAAAAATGCAAGTGGCTCGCAACGGCCGACAGCTGGAGCAGATGCGCCCTTTTCAGTGTTACGACCTAAAGTGCAAAAAGCGTCAGCGCGTTCCAATATCGGAGTGCGAGGAAACTAAAAAACAAGAAATAGAACCAAATAACGAACTATGAGATGGAATTACTTTTGCAACGCATCGCACGACGCGATACTTACACAATCGGACGGCTGTATATAGACGGTGAGCGATTCTGCGACACCTGCGAAGATACCGACCGCGGACTACGACAGGACCTGCCGCTGAGTGTGAACCAAGCCAAGAAGCGCCGAGGCGTGACAGCCATCCCAGTGGGCCGCTACCGAGTGACCCTGGGCGTAAAGAGCCCCAAGTACTCGAAGAAAAAGCAGTACGACTTCACCGGAGGCTATCTGCCCCGACTGGTGAACGTGCCAGCATTCGACGGCATCCTGATCCATATCGGCAACACTGCTGCCGACTCAGAAGGTTGCATCCTCGTGGGCCGAAACACCAAGGTGGGCATGGTGCTCGAATCGACCAAGACCTTTAAAGCACTATACGAGGTGCTGAAATCAGCATCCGAACCGATATACATCACTGTGAAGTGAACCTCCTTTTTTTTGGTTGTGTAATATTTATAGTTTTAGGTTAATAGTATTAAAGTAGTAATTTAGGTTTTTAGTAATTAAGGTATTTTTAGTTATTTTTCTGGGGGCGCAGCGGCGCCCCCTTTTTTTTGTGCCCATACGTCAGGCCACCCCAGGCCACCCCAGGCCACCCCACCGCAATCGGTAAACCCCCAACGCATATACGAGCGATTTGTAGAATTAAAATCAAACGAGATATGAAATGGTTGACACTTAACGAAATCAAGGACCAGCTGCGAATAGAGCGCGACTTCGATGAAGAGAACGACAAACTGAAAAGCTACGGCAACAGTGCCGAGGATGTGATTCTGGAGATTTGTCAGCGCACATACGACGACTTCATCGACAACTACGGCGATATTCCTGCGCCCATCCGCGAGGCATCGCTGCTGTTGGTGACTCAGAGCTATCAGCATGGATCGGCTGCCGACACACAGCAACTTTACAACAATCCCGCCTTCGACATGAGGGTGAAGCCGTACATGCGACTGGCATCGGACGAAGACATTGCGCCCGTGCAGGTGGTAACGCTTGGCAGCGATGTGAAGATAGCCTTCACTGTAGACCTGCCCGACGACCTGAAGCTGGCCGATATCGACTTTAGCGGAAAGGTGATGAACACCATGCAAAAGGACGATGAGGTGGCATTTGATAAGACCGACTGCATCCCCATCGAAGACGGCAAGAGCTACGTGGTGCTGGTTGATACCGAAGAGCTGGGCGTGGGCTCGTATCTGCTGAAGGTGACCGTACAGATACCTGATACCGACTACCCGAGCGGGTACAGGAAAGAAGTTGTGAATATTAACCCACATATAAGCGTGAGAGGATGAAAGGTAGTGCGACGATAATAGGTAGTATTAGCGGACGAGCAATCGTTTGCCAGCCATGCCAAGGGACAGGTACGCGGCAGCCCCCTGCCACGTACCTGTCCCCTGGCATGGCCAATGTGCTGCCAGTAGCATCCGGAGTCGCCGAACGAACAAGAGAGTCGGGACTGCTGTCATGGATTCGCGTGCTGCCCGAGCAACCGCAGGAGCTGGTATGGCTCACTCCACAGGTGGGCATCGACTACACCATCAAGACCTCGACAGATTTAGAATGGCAAATTAAATAAATTAAGATTATG